TTTAACTTTATCATTTGCATCAATGGTGACTGTCCACGCTGTACTAATTGAAGATCCTTGAGTGTTTAAAATATCAGGAATTGAAAGCCCTGTATGAGATCCCCTCCCATTCAAAAAAGAGATTGCATCTTCATAGATCCCCTCTCCAATTGCGAACGTAGGAAGAGAGACATTGTTTGAGCCTCGATTGAAGACATTGACCCCGCTCCACGTTCTAGCATTAAAGGAGGAGAGGAGAGCAAAGTTAGGTGACGGATTATTTAAAGGCATACTATCTCCTATTAAATTGAACAGCTCCCCTTCGAGGGGTGTTGATGATTGAGACTAGACGATCTGCAAAGGCCTGCTCGGCTGCTTTCTTCGTATCATATACGACCGCCCCCCCAAAGTTAATATTAAACACCATCGAGTCAGTCGTCCTCTCCTCTCTCTCAGGAGTTGGAGCTGTCGAGGGTTGACCCGTTGGGGAAGTTCCTGATTGAGCCGCTCCCCCTCCTCCTCCTCCTAATACATTCGAGGCAACTCCCGCTATCGCTGCAGCACTTGCAAAGAGAGCAGAAGATTTAAAAGCCATCGCGGATCCAGGTAAACCCATCGCAAGAAGTCCGAAGCCTTCCGCCGCTTTCATCACGGATTGACTAACAGCCTGTTGAGCAAGAGACTTTAAGACTTGAGCTGTGGCCTCTTGGAAGGACTCTCCAAAGAAGAGAGCATTAAAGCCCGCCTGAGCAAATCCCTCCGAATATTCAGCAAAGTATTCCGAGAGGAGATCAGCTTGATCTCGTGTTGATTCTTTCGTGATTGCTCTTCTCTCAACTGCGTACCTTCTTTGAATTGATGTGAGATCCTCTTCTTTCATTTTTGCAAGTGCAATCTCTCTATCGAACTCCAACTTTAAAATCTTAAGTCTTTGGTTAGATTCAAATTGAATCTTCTCAAATTCCGTTCCAAATCCTTGTCCTTGTTGTTGAGCTTGGAGTTTTCCTCTCTGAAGATCAAATTCAAGTTCAATCTCCATTTGATTCTTCTCTCTTATTTTATCTAGCTCTATTTGCCCTTGACGATCTTTCTCTCTTTGCTCTTTTTCAAAGATCTTCTTTAGAGCGAGTTGATGTCTTTGCTCTTCGACTTTTTTCTCTAGACTGTTCTTTTTTGTGAGTTGGATGATGGATCGATGTTTCTCGTTCTCCAAGGCGATCTCTTGATCCATTCCTTCAAGATCCATTTTAATCTTGATTTGATTGAGACGAGCTTGGAGAGCTACTTCTTTTCTAAAACGCTGCTCTCTTTCTATTTTCCTTTTATTTCTTAAAATCTTTCTAGATGCTTCATACTCATCTACTTCTTTTTCTATTTGCTTAGTTTCAAGTTGACTGATCGCCTCTTCTGTTTTTTTCCTAGCAAGAAAAGACTCACTTAAGCCTTTATTTCTTGTTTTAATTGCTTTAATAAAACTTTGTACTTCCTCTCTGTTTGCATCCTCTAAGCGTTTTTTTGTTTCTAAATATTCAGCTTCTACCTTCCCCAATCTTTCAATCTGTAATCGAGTCTCAGAAACTGTGTTTTGGCGAGTTTCAATTAGTTTTAATTCTTTTTCTAAATTAAGGAGTTTTAAAGCGTCCGTCCTTAGTTGATCCGTTCCCCTCTTTTCGATCTCTTGCTCTTGTTCTCCTGCTCTCCTTAAAGACTCCTCTGCTCTAATTTGTTCTTTATTTAAACGTGCTAGGGCTTTCTCTTCTCTTGCGTACGCTTTCGTTAGGCGATCTCTTGCTTTAGACAACCCCGCCAAAGCTTCCATTCTTGTCCTAAAGTTTTCTTTTTCTAAATTAGTAGATTTCTCAGTTAAATCATTTAATTCTCTTTGAGCTTCTGCCACCTCTAGAAAAACTTTTCTTTGTTTTTCAAATTGAAATTGAATTTTCTCTTTTGCTATTTGAGACTCCAAGACAGCTTTAGAAAACTTTATGAGTTCTTGAGTAGAGAGTATAACTCCTTTTTCTGCAAGAGCCTCAAGCTTAGACTGAAGATCTGAGGCCGCTGCATTCATTGCCTCCTGTGCTTCCTCTGCCTCTTGAGCCGCCCCTGTGATTAATCTAAAGGTTTCATATACAGCAATTCCCGCGCTGACTAACATTCCCAACGGGCCAATTAAAGAAAGAAATCCTTTCGCCCCTGTTTTTCCTATTGTTGAAATAGAGGTCCCTAATTCTCCGAAGGCCTCTCTCACTTCTCCAACTGTCCCAGATACAGACTCAAGCCCCTCTCCTAGTTTTTTATTTGTAGCCCCTAAAGACTCTGTTAATTTAGAACCCGTCTCTCCTATGCCTTCAAGTCCTCCCTCGATCTTCTTAATGCCCTTGTCTACTTTACCCGCTCCACTTAGCTCGACTTCGATTTCAACTTGTGTTTGAGCCATTATTAAACTCCTTCATTTGTTGCTCTTGAGAGCGTCGGATCATTTCCTCAGTGTTGTTTTCTAATATATCATAAGCCTCGACAATTGCACACGATGGACTTTTAAAAGATTGTGTTAATGTCAAGAGGCCCTTTCGATGTCTATGATAAGCTGTGATGATGGGAGCAAGTTTATTCATATTTGCAACGGGGCAAGATCTGACTTTGAGATCAGAAAAAAACTCTCCACAATTGGGAGCGACTCTGTATCCAGGGATGAAGCGTCCTTGATCGTCTGTGTCTGACAAAGGAAGGCCTTGTTTAAAAGGTCCCCCACAATTCCCCCTCAATCGACGCAATCCTTTTTTAGATTTGCATTGATCACAAGACCAAGAGCGGCCCCCACTAAATGGAATCCATACAGAGGAGGCAAGTGCTATTTTCCCTCATCACCTATCAAGCTTAATCTTTGAATGTGTAAGACTAGCTCTGTGATTGCTTGCACTCGATGAGACTCTGGACGGATTGCTTGAATCATTTCGATAGAGGCTTCCTCCCCATCCACCTTAACCAAGGAGGCTCTTATCATTTCAATATAGACTCGATTGAGATAAGCTTGATAAGAAGCAAAAGCCTGTTTCTCGTCCTCTTCTAAATTGTGATGCCATCGTGCTTTCTCTTTATCATCGCTTGGAGATTCAATCCAAAGCATTCGCCCTAATTCACTTCGAGAATAAGAGCCCGCCTTGACTTCTGCTTCTTCTCGATCGGATGGGGAAAGAGCTTTGATAGTGAATCTAGTTGCATCCTCCTTGACTTCTCCTTCAAGTTCGCCCGTTGAAAGATAGGAAGATCTTTGATCCTCTGTGATTTCAATGGATGGATCGAAGGTGAGGAAGACATCTATTTCAATGTCTGTACTTGTCAAGAAAGAGATAGCCATGATTTAGACTCCTAGTCCAATTCTTAAGGGAGAGTTTGCAGCGTTGGCGGTTTGATCGTTAGCAATCACATCGCCTCCAAAGCGTCCTTGTTTATATGTTAATGTTTGGCGGACGATGTCGTTACCGCTTACATCATATTGAGAAGGATCATTGATGAGATAAGCAGCGGGAAGCATGAAAGCACATCCCTTCCCATCTGCGATTGGACCTGTTCCCACTAGAACTTGACGCATTTTACGATCAAAATAATCATCGTTTAAAGTAGTTGATGGAGTCGAAATCGTCAATGTTAATTCTACATCAACGTCTGAGATCTCCATGTCTGACATTGCAAGGATTGAATTAGAATGCCCTAAAGGGGTTAGAGTGTTAGTCACTGTTAAAGTGAAGTCCTCACAATCAAGAGCCGTTCTTCCTAATTTGTCGCCTGTTGATCCTGCATTCGTTAGACTTGTTGGAGATCCTGAAGACACAACAACATAAGATCCTCGGAAGAAGGGGGGAGAGCCTGCATTGTAGGAAGGCTCAACAGGAGAAACAGCGCTCCCATGATCGTCTTGAATGCATGCAGACTGATAAGTGAGATCCGCCATAACTCGACCATTGTCTAGAGAGATCGAGATTGACTCCAAGACACATCCGAAACAATTTGTGAGAAAGTCAACTCCTTGAACTTGAAAAGCGACGGAGGCCACTTTATTTCCTGTTTGGGCTCGACTCCCTGGATACCACGTTTGAAGGGCTCTCATCACTGTTGAGTTTTGAAGATTGGATATAGCGGGAGAGATCGCAACCGCGCCCGCTTCATCATTATCTGTCACCGCTGTATACTCTGCACGCCCTGCGATATCACATCCTAACAAGCCGCCCACGGCAAAATCTGTACTTGTGGAAGGTGTAAATAAATTATTATTAGAGACGTTGGTCGCTGCCTCGCTTGCTACTGTATGTTTAACAGTTTGGAAGCCCGCTCCGAGTAAATAGCCTAGATAGTTTGAATCATAGTTCGAAGGTGTAGATCCAATTGTAGTTAAGTCAAGTCTTAAAGAAACTTGTCCAGTACGACGACGAACACGAGAACCACTAGAAAAAACTGTGTCGGGTTCGGGAGGAAGTCCATATGATCCGTCACGAGCGTCGTTCCTCTCGCTTGCAATGGGCTCTCCATAGATGACAATAGGATCCCGTTCGCAGGGAATAGAGACAAAAGATAATCCTGATGTGGAAGGTAGACCCGTTGTAGAGTCAAGAGATCCAAATGAAGACTCAGGGACGACAGAAAGAGATCGATGGGTAACACTCATTATTCCTCCAAGTAAAGCAAATCAAAAGGGACAAGAAGGACAAATCCAAAGAGTTCTCCATTCAAGTCTGAAAGAGGTTCCGTTGATGGAACTCCAGGGATCACAGAAACTATCCCTGATGTAGATAAATCATAGTTAGGTCCTTTCAAAGTATCAATCAATTTAGATGCATCCTCATTGATTATCCTCTTCAAGAATCCTAGATCGTTAGGAATGTCATAACGAACACGCAACTCAAGAGAGGTCCTCTTTCTCCCACTCAATCCAGCGAGCCCGTCGTCCTCTGCATAAGTCAAAGTCTCTATTTCAAAATATCGAGTAGAGTTGGATCTTTGATCTAGAGGGAGCGTTCGTCCGTTCCCTGTTTGGATAGCGACAAAGCTTTGATGAGAGTCCGTTTTAGGAGTGATGGATTGAATCATGTCCTCAAGTTTTTCTAAGCTTTTAAATATACCTTGACTCATTTCTTCTTGCCCTCCTTATCGATCTTATTTGCGATCTCTTCTCTCACACTTTGAAAAAGGATTTCAACGTCTCGATCTGAGAGTCCAATGTATTCTCTAGTATCATTCACAAAATATCCATAATGTTTTACATGAGAAGTCAATCCAATTGTAAAGCGTGTTTGCTCTGCACTTAAGACGACTAAGTTATTCATTAAGGCCCCGCTTAAAACTAAATCCACTTCTGCAGAATCATCTTGATGTTTGTTCTTTTTTCCTCTGCTTCGAGATTCATCCTTGTACTCTCGATACCCTCCTGAATAAAACACAGAGTTTCCTGTCCTGCTTACCCGTCCCCCTTTAGGCTTCAATCTTGCCCCCGTTCCTTTTCCAATTGGGATATAGATGGGCTTGTCTGAATATTTATCGAAAGGAATATCATTCGCATCAAGGCCTCTTGAGGTCCTAAGCTTAATAGATGCAAGTGTATTCATAGCGAGTCTCATGGTGTCTTTTTTAGTCCATAGCTTTTTAGGGAACTTTAATTTTACTTTACCCATAAGATCTCCTTTTTCTAAATAGGAACTGATTTCCTATTTAATGTCTCATTCCTCTAGTCGCAGTAAAGAAGGAGTCGTTTGAAGTTCTAGTGTAGTTTTTCCATGATGCCCGAAAGTCCGTAGTTTTTCCCCCGCTCTCTCTTAAATCGAGTTCTCCTGAGTCAATCACTCCATCTCCATCCAAATCTAAAGCGAGGGATCTAAGAGCGACTTGCATCAACTCAGAGCAACGAGTTCTCATTTGCTCTGCGACATCCATTTGAAGATTCTGTTCATAGATGAGAGCCGCTGTACAATAAGCATGAGAAAGTTTAAATTGCTCAGGATTAAAGACCTCGTCCTCTGTGGCATCCTCTGCTAAAACGACATCTCTAATCTGTAGAATAATCTCGTCTTGAGCTGCGTTAATTTGATTTGAGAAATCGGATTGACGACGGGGCACCATATCAGCAAGAGGAGCAAATATTTGAACAAGATCATCATGGGACAATCCAGTCGAGAAAGGTCTAGGAGTGGATTTAAATAATCCCTTCTCTTGTTTAGAATGCGTATTTGCTCCGATGTCCCCCGTGAAGTTGATCACATATGGATACGTGTTCGCAGTCGTCAATACTCCCTCAGTCGAGGCTATAGAAGTAGTCCACAAGGCGAACTCTAAGGAAGCAGAAGAGCTTGGATCGATGTCTCTTGGAAGAGGCTCCGCTAATATCGCAGAGGTTCCTACTACTCTATTGATATTCACTGAGTAGTAAGTGTCTCCACTTGTAATCAAGAATCCTTTGATCTGATCTCTTTGAAGTCCTGTCACCTGATTGGCAATCGTTAAAGTTCTTCGATCGTTTGCAATCGCAGAGACGGAGGCCGCTGCTCTCGTTTGAGTAAAAGAGTAATCTGTTGAATTAAGAGTCAAGACAGGAGTCCCATTGATCGGGGTAGGTGCATTCCATTCAAAGAGATAGGTCTTGTTTAAAATTGCCTTCTTCATTTCTTGCCTCCTGTATTCGCTTTTGAGATGTCGGATTGATTCGCTTTATCAAGGCCCGCTGCTTTCATAAAGGATTCTGTTACAGGGCTCCAAGAGTGTCGACAATTATATCCACCTCCTGAAGTTCGGACGCTTAATCCTTGCCCGTTGTTTAGCTTTCCGAGTTGTGTTTTGTCGACGACTTTGTTTATTAAAGGACGACAAAAGGCCCGTGTGATTCCATCCTTTGGACCTGTGTATAGATAATGATCGAGTCCGACTGTGTCAGCTGCGATCATATTGACAGATCTCCCAAATTGAGAAATCTTAGTCCTCACCTCCGTTTGTAGTGTTCCTGCTCCTCTCTCTAAACTTAGAGCGAGATTTGAAAGAGCTAGGTTTGGAGGTGTATCAATTATCATTGAAAGAAGCGACTCCTTTACATTCTTTGCGACGCTTGGAATGACAATGTCATCAAACACGTTTTGAACTGTCAAGGATCGAATCGAGTTGACCTCTGTCTCAATAAAGAGAGGAGTCCAAGTGGGCTCCACTACTAAAAGAGATTCGTTAATTGCTTCTAGCATTTTGTTTTGCTGCTCGATAAAATCTTCAACAGAGTCAGCAATCCCCCCCGAAAGAATCAATTCAATGAGTTGATCTTTTGGAAGAGAGAGGAGAGCCTCAGGAGAGGATTGATCAATGGAATCTTTGAGGGAATCCATAAGACGACGGGTCGCTTTTTTGTAAACTACTCCAAATTGATCCGCCGCTTTTTTCTCTGCTTTTAGCTCTTTGATTCTTGCTTTTGTAATCTTTGCAAGAATGGGGGGTTGCTCTTTTGCCTGACGTGTTAGATCTTCGATCGCTTTTTCATCTGCGTCGATTCGCTCCGCAAGGAGAACATGATCATGATCATCGAGACAAGAGAACATCTTTTGATCCTATGCTAAGCAATCAGTCAAAAGATATGCGAATGAATCATCAACCTTCGTAAATGATTGTACTTCTTCATTCCATACATATCGACGGGTTGAATCCAAAGCATCATATTGACCTGCGGAAAGTCCAGAGAACTCGAAGTCAAGAGCAGCAACAGGCATGGCTCGAACATTTCCGCTCTTGCCTACTGATGCGTCGGATCCCTTGAGGATACCCATGAAGATCGTCTCTCCGTTCCAGATGTATCCTTCTGAAGAAGTCGCGCCTGGATTAGCAGTCTCACGTCGAGCCGCTCCCACATATACATTAGGAATGCCTAGAACATCTTTAAGGACTTGGATGACAACTTCGTCGTTTAAGATACGATTTCCACTTGCAAAGCCTTGTCCGATTGTTCCTGCAAATCCTCTTACTTCAGGATTACGGGCAAGTTCTCGGAATACATCACGACCCAAGATCAAGCAATCAGGATTGATTCCGTGTGAGTTTGCGAAAACAATATCTTTTACAACATGAAGATCGTGAAGAGGCTCTCCACCTGCTGCATTGAATTGAGTTCCTGTCCCACCTGTCAAGGCTGCGACGGTGCTATTGTTTGTGAAAGTCGCAGTATCAAAAAGAAGATCTGCAGCTCGTTTCTCTTTAGCAAGTTTCATAGTTCGTGCAACTTTGCGAACGATCCGAGCTTCTTCACTACCTGGATATTGAGAATCAAAGATGTCCTCCATTGCGATCGAGTCGCTTGCAGAGTAGATCTTTGCTTTATAAGTCATGTTAGTTCGATCAAAAGATCCAATCATCGCACGACTTGAACCTGGAGCCCGTTCTAGATCAAGGTCAGTCGCTCCCATGAAATTACGAGTGTTCTCAATCAAGAGAGTCCCGCTTCGTTCAGGGATGTTGATTTTTTCAAAAACTTGATCAGCAATCAATTGACTATCTGAGGGGATCGCCTCGATAGCAAGATTAGTGAGGATCTGATCGACTGGATGGATATTGCTATATGATGAAGCCATGATTTACTCCTTAAGCTTTAACGATTGAAGGACCGAAAAATAAAACTTCGGCTTGATCATTATTGGCCGATCCGGTCGAATTAATATTAGGAAGTACGCGCGCAATGACAAAATCACTACTACCCGCGGTGTTAAGTGTACCGTTGTTGGAAGCGGCCAACAATGCCGCGCCTGCGCCGGAAAAATCAGCAATCGCAACAAGTTTTGCTCGTGAAACTCCATAGACTAGAACGTCCGTTGATTCACCGGCG